AACAACCAAGGACGACAGCAACCGCCAACCCTGCACAAAACAGGCGCTACCACTGCTCAAATCTGGTGATTTTCCCGCACAACTTGACATGGTGATACACAGCGTCATCGAGAACGTGCCCCGTCTCATGTCGCGCGTGGAGCGCATCTACACCGCCAACGGCAAGGAGGGGATACTGCTCAAGCGCAGAACTGGCCAGCTGCAGGGCGACCGCATCAGATTCATCGCACGGACGAAGAAATCCGGCCGAGGTTTCGCCGCCGACATCCTCGTGAACGACGAGGCGCAGGAGCTCAGCCTGCAGGCAAACAACGCGCTCTCCTACACGCAATCCCAGATAGACAACCCGCAGGTATTCTTCACCGGCACCGTCCCCGAGGAGGGCGTCAACGAATCGGAGGTCTGGGAGGGGCTGCGCGATCGCGGTCGGAACGGCAAGGGTGAACACACCGGCTGGATGGAATGGACCCCGGAAGGGTCCCGGGACCCCGACATCGCCGACACAATAGACCCCGGCGACCGTGAAGCCTGGATGAAATCCAATCCCTCGCTTGGCGTCCGCATGCCATTGAGCAACATCGAGGACCAATACGAACGCTTCGGCACCGACCCGGACGGGTTCCTGCGCGAGCGGCTCTCCGTCTGGCCCGACAGAAGACCCGACCAAGTCAAGCACCTCTCCGATCTCGACACCAAACGATGGAGGGACAACGCCATATCTGACGCAAGACTCGGAGACGTCTGCGTCATCGCGCTCGCACTGGGGCGTGGCGGCGGATTCGCCACCATCGCAGCCGCATCCCGGTTCGACGACCAGTCCATCTTCGTGGAGCACGAGAAGACGGAGCGCGGCACGGTATGGGTCGCGCAATACCTCAAGGAACTCAAGGAGCGCCTCAACGACGCGCTGATCGTCCTCGATCCGAAGAACGCCTCCCCCGTGCTCGTGGATCTCCAGCTCCTGGGCATCAAATACCTGCCGATGAACATGGACGAGATCGCCGCCGCACACTCCGGGTTCATCGAGGGGTCGAACAACGGGATGATCGTCCACCGCGGCCAGGAGGAGGTGTCCCGGTCCCTTGAATACGCCACCACCCGGCCGATAGGACGCGCTGGGTTCACCTGGGAGCCATCGGACGCCAGCAAACCGATCAGCCAGGCGCAGGCCGTCACCTGGGCCGCATGGGGACTGCGCAAGTTCGAGGCGCTCCCGCCGAAAAGCAAACCGATAGTGAGAGGCTACGCATGACAGACACGATGTCCCTGCAGCAGCAGGACGACGTCCCCGAATCGGCGATGACGCCGGACCAGCTCGGTCAGCTGCTGTCATCCAGACAGAACGACATCCGCGCCGAATGGTCACGGCTCGAATGGATCCAACGCAACATCGACGCCCGCATCACCCACACCTGGATGCCGGACGGTGCCGATGGCGAATACAAGGACCTGCTGCGCAAGGCATCCACACCATGGCTGCAATACGCACGTAACGCGCTCGCCCAAGGCCTGTGCGTGGACGGGTTCTCGGACGACGGGCTGTGGCGCGACGCCTGGCAGGCGAACGCCATGGACGGTCGCCAGATCAAGGTGAACCGCGAGGTCGTGGGGCTCGGCAAATCCTATGGGTTCGCGCTCCCCGGCGCGGACGGCACGGTGGTCATGCGCCCCATGAGCGCGCTGAGGACGTTCGCGCACTTCGCCGACCCATGGGACGACTACCCCGAATGGGCGCTGTACCGCAGCGCGAAACGTGGCAAAACGTATTGGGACTCCGTCTGGTTCTTCTTCGACAGCGAATGCTGGTACAGATTCACCGGCACCCCGTCGACGCCGCAGAACGTCGAGGTGTCGCGACATGGGCTGGGATTCTGCCCGGTGGTCCAACTGTCGAACACGCTCGACTCCGACGACTCCCCCGAATCCTCCATCGTGCCCGGCATCAAGGCGTGGAAGCGCATCGTCGACTACACGTTCACCCTCTCCATGGTGATGCGGTACGGCGCGTTCCCGCAGAAATGGATGGCGGGTGGCGAGATCGCCAAGGACGCGGACGGCAACGCCCTAATCCGCCCATCCGTCGACTCCCTCCTCCACGCATCCGGGGACGCCGGCGAGACGGCGAGGTTCGGCAGCTTCCAAGCGGCCAACATAGCCGACGTCGTGTCGGGCCTCGAATCCGCGAAAGCCGATCTGAGCGCGATACTGCAGATCCCGCCGCACTATTTCATGAGCAAGGTCATCAACATGAGCGCGGACGGCATCGAGGCCGAGGAAAGCCCTTATTTCCGGAACCTCGAGGAACGCAAGGCGAGCCTGTCCGAAGGGTACGAACTCTGGATGCGCACCGCCGCGGCAGTCCTAGGCAAAACGGAACTCGCCCAGAACACGAACGTGGAGGTCCATTGGCTCGACCAGCGCACCCGCTCGCTCGCCCAGGTCGTCGACGCCATCGTCAAACTCAAGACCGTCGGAGCGCCGGACCAGTTGCTCTTCGCCTTCATCCCCGGATGGACGAAGCAGGACGTGCTCGACGCCACACGCGCCGCCGAACGCGACGATGACATGAGCCAACAGATTTTGGCCGTCCAGGCCACGGGGACAGCCGCCGCACCGGCTGGGAACATCGACGGATCCACGGAGGAACAATGAGCGAAGCGACAGCGCAGACGACCGGGCAGGACGGCCAGTCCCAAAGCCAGTCGGAAGAAGGAAAAGCGGGGAGCTACACTCCCCCGGCCACACAGGAGGAACTCGACCAGATCATCGAGAACCGCCTGTCCCGGGAACGCAGGAAATTCGCCGACTACGACGAGTTGAAGGCCCAGAAATCCGAAATGGACAAATGGAAGCAGTCGCAGCTCACCGAACAGGAACAGGCCGTGCAGGCGGCCCGCGAGGAATCCGCCAAGGAGACCGCCGGCAGATACGACCGCAAGATCGCCGATGCCGAAATCCGCCTCCAGGCGCAGTCGAAAGGCTTCCATGACCCGTCAGACGCACTCGCCGCCTTCACCGACAAACCTCCCATCAAGGACGGCGAACCCGACACGGACGCCATCGGCAAGAAACTCGACGCGCTCGCCAAGGCGAAACCATACCTGCTCAAGAACCAGCAGACCATCCCCAAAGGCGGACCGAAACTGCCCTCGGGGATACGAATCTCAGACACCCATGACGGCAAGGGGAAAGCGGCGGCGGCGCTCCGACAGCTCGGCGCGTCCATCCACCCGCGATGAAGCCGGAAACCAACCAGCACAACCCGCCGCCCTATGACGGCACAGCACACAGTTAGGAGCCATCATCATGGCAGAAATCACCCGTGAGGACGTGGCCGCCCTCATCCAGGAGGAATACAGCAACGTCCTGCTCGGAGCGGTCGACGAACAGTCGGCAGCCATCAAGGCGTTCGGCACCACACCGCTCGGCACCAAGGTCACCAACGCGCCCGTCCTCGCATCCCTGCCGGAAGCCAAGTGGGTGTCGGAGGCCGCCGACGCGACCGGCGTCAAACCCACCGGCAAAGCCACCTGGGCCAACAAGCAGTTCGTGGTAGAAGAAATCGCCGTCATCGTGCCTATCCACGAGGACGTGATCGAAGACGCCACCGAGGACCTGCTCACCGACATCACCAAACTCGGCGGCACCGCCATCGGCAAGAAACTCGACCAGGCGGTGTTCTTCGGCGTCGACAAGCCCGCCACCTGGATCTCCGAGGACCTGTTCACCGCGGCCACATCCGCCGGAAGCCTCTTCCAGGCGGCCACCACCGCAGGAGCCAACGACCTCGCCGGCAGCATCTACCAGGCAGCCTCCGCGGTCGACGACTCCGGAGCCGACCCCACCGCCATCATCTCCGCGGGAAGCCTACGCTACAAGCTCGCCAACCTCCGCGCCGCCGACGGCACCTCCATCTACCAGGCGCTGCCCAACAACGGCACCGTCTCCGACAACATCGCCGGACTCGACGCCGCATTCGCCCGAAACGGCAGCTGGGACAACACCAAAGCGCTCGCCCTCATCGCGGACGCCGGCCGCGTAAAGATCGGGGTACGCCAGGACATCACCGTGAAGTTCCTCGACCAGGCGACCGTCAACGGCGTGAGCCTGGCGGAAACGGACCGGGTGGCATTCCGCTTCAAGGCCCGTTACGCGTACGTGCTCGGCAACACCATGGCCGCCAACGGGCAGATTTCCAAGCCCGTCGCCGCGGTGACGCCCAAGGCCTGACCGAAGGAGACCGATATGACAAAACTCACCCATGATTCCGGCCGCGTCATCGACGTAGCCGACGCCACCTTCTACCTCGCGCACGGCTGGCGGCCCTACATGGAGCCGGTGGAGCTGCCGTCCACGCAATGGTCGATCGCCCGCATCGACTCCTGGGCCGAGGAGAACGGCATCGATCTGTCGGACGCGAAGATCAAGCAGGACAAGCTCGATGCCATCGCCGCCGCGCTCGCACCTAAGGAGGACACGGATGCAGCTGACAGCGGAGAAGCTCCAGCCGTTCCTACTGCCCAACCCGCTGCCTGACGCCAAGCAACGGCTCGTCAGCGCCTGGGCACCGGTGGTCGCACTGCTGCTCACCAAACGGTACGGCCATGCGATCACCACCGGCGACGAGGGCAACGAGCCCGTGTTCACGTCGGCCGCGGCCGACGTGATCCAACGCAGGCTCGACCGGCCCAACAGCACGGTCGCCGCCCAAAGCGTCAACGGCGCATCCGTCACCTACACGACGAGCCTGCTCGCCTGGTTCAGCTCCACGGAACTCGCCCAGCTCGACTCGTTCGCCGGGACGGGCGGCATCCGAACCATCCGTACCCCTGTACCGGACGCTATCCGGTACGGGAACCGGCTCACACGTATGCCGGAGGGATCCAATGGATTTTGACCATGCCACCCGGTTCGTCCGGATCCGCGCCGGGGAGACCACGGACGCATACAACCCGAAACAACGATCACGCGACTGGAGCACTCCCGACGAGTTCGAGATCCACGGATCGCTGTCGAGCTCGTCGAGCCGGCGGAGCCCCAACGGGCTACGCGAGGAGACCACCAGCAACGCCTACCTGACCGTCACCGACCCGGACTGCGACGTGCGGCTCGGCGACCGCATCCGCCCCCAGCCCGACGACGGACGGCTCTGGACGGTGACGGGTATGCCCAGCCATGACATGAACCCGTTCACCGGCTGGCGTCCGACGCTAGAGATCCAACTCACCGAATGGAAGGGATGACCCCATGCCCAGGGCAGGACAGACCTACATCGACTTCGACGACCGGTTCTTCGACGCGATCATGAAATCCGAAGGCGTCAAACAGCTCACCCGCCAATCCGCCGAACGCACCCTCGCGCAGGCCATGGCCAACGCCCCCGTGGACACCGGCGAATACCGCGACCGCCTCGGCATCGAAGAAGTCGAACACGCGCACCGCACCACCTACATGGTCGTCGGACACGACGCCAAGACCATGCTCATCGAATCCCGGACGCAGAACCTCGCTCGAGCCTTCCGCAAGGCCAGAACATGAGCACCGTCAT